TCTTTATCAAAACTAAATGGTCCTTTTAAAATACCCGTACCCAATAAACACATTTCAAAAAATACATGTCTAAGAGTTGTGATTGCTGTTGATTCTTCTAATTGATCGTGAATTAATTTTTCTAAATTTTTAGCACTAATAGATGCTGGTTCTATTTGTGGTTCACCCGCATTTGCTGGACCTTCTTCAAAACCTAAATTATCATATTCTTGTGCTAAGTTTTTCATTAGCATATCAGCAGTTGCACCTGGTGGTATTTCTCTACCATCACCTTTAAATCCATATGGATCTTGTGGTTGTTGTGGTTGTTGTGGTGCTTCTGGTTGTTTTGGTTTTATGTGTGCATATTCAGCAATATCTTCTGGAACTGGTGTAGGAGCAATTCCTAGGGGAAACTTACCAGCAGAAAATAATACTTCAATAATTTGACCAAATGCAGCTAAAACTTTAGTCTTAGTTATTTTAACAAAGACTCTAGACTTTTCGTTAGATCGAAAAGCCATCTCTGGTCCATAAACTCCTCTATAGTTTCTATAAGCCTTTAACCATCTTTTTTCGTCAAACAGTCTTGATGTTTCTGCTTGATGAAATTTTTCTCTTATATGTCCTACAATAGGAGAAGATTCACTGACCCTATCAGTTTTTTTATCTTCTTCTTCCATTTAAATTAGTAATCTCTTTCTTCAGCCATTCTAAAGATTGCTGGATCTACTTTTGATTTAGACTTACCTTTAGCATCATTGCCATCACCGCTTGTAGCTCCTTGTTTTATTTTAGAATTAGGATCTATAGCCATTGGCTCGATAGGTGCTTTAGGTGCGTCTGGTGCTAGTTCTCCGTGCATATATCTTTTCATCATTTGGGTTTTCTCCTTTTTGTTTTTTTCTTTTTAATTTTTTTAGTTTTCTTTTTAGTGCCTGCATAGATGACAGGTATAAAATTACTAGTGGGTCCAAGACTCATTAATAATCTTTTTCGTCAGCCATTTTAAACAAAGAATCTTGCACATGCTCTGAACCAGATTTAGTAGGTACATCTACATCATACTCAAAAGGTTCTTGTTTTCTATGTGTATGCTGAGAGAAATCAATATTAGTAGATTCCCTGTTAGGTTGTTTACCTTCAGGTGCATCACTTAATTGACCTTGTTTAACTTTAGCTTTTGGATCAAATTTTGCTTCCATTATCTATCTCCTATATTTTTATTTTTTTAATCTTTAGTATATTTTTGGTAGGTATAGTTGTATGCCCACCACCTTGTTTTATTTCATTGTTTGATTCAAAATTAAAATCAGACATTAAAATTGTAATCTTATCATCTTGTTTCATAAGCCAACCAACTGTGCAGCATACAGCTGTAGTTGATTTTTTTATATCAGGTATATCAACCCAAATTGAATCAGCAACGATATCCTCCCACCAGGCAATTACTAAATCATATGGGAAAATTTTTTTATTTACTTCTGGAAGTTTTTTTTTCTTTAACACCTTTAATATCCAAATTTATTATCTACTGCTTCAAAACTATTTTGAAATGTTGGTCTAAATCTTTGTGCATATTTAGGATGCATTGGTCTACTCATACATCCATATCTTAATGCATCATATGCATGATCTTCTGCATTTGTATCTACATCTTCAGGGTTTTTTTTATCTGTTGGTAATGTACTTAAAGTTCTAATTAAATTATTACATGTTTTAAATATTCTAATTCCTGGTTCTTCATTAAATAATTTAAAACGTTTATGAACTTCTAATTTACCATTAATTCTACTTTTAGGGGATCTATCTGAAGGTCTCCATCTACATCCATTTTGTATCATTGTCTCTGCAATACTAGGACCTACATCACCTCTCTTTGCCCAAGTACTAACATCTAATACTCCATAGTGAATATACTCACCATTTTCTAATCTTAAGACTTGATGTGCAAAATTATCTGCCGTAACTTTGGAAGTATATAATTCTCTATAAATCCAAACATTATTATTATAATCCACAGCAAACCATAAAACACAAGCAGGAGAAGAATAACCCCAGTCAGCAGCACGAAACTTATACCATCCATTAGGTATTTCAAAAGGTTCAACCACATGAGTTGTTTTACTAAATTCTGGGAAAGCTGAATCTTCATATGCATCCCAATCTCCATCTAAAAATTGTTTACGTTGTACTTCAGGTAAAGATGCAAGCATAATATAATAATCATCAGTTTGCATTAGATAAGGATTGTCTTGTAACTTAGCTGGAATAAATCTTCTACTAATGTATTTTTTACCATTAGGTGTATCTATCCCTACATCAAACGCTGTATTTGGTTCTCCTGGTTCTACGAACATTTCTCGTACCCACTGTGAACCTACGTTTCCTGGATTACCTGTTGCTCTCATATAAACAGGAATGTCTTTATCAACGGATCTTAAAGAAGATCTTAAAAAATTATATATATCTGGCGAAGGATATTGTGGAAGTTCGTCTAT